CGACTTCAAAAATATCACCGAGGTCATCAAGGCTGTATGGGACGGACTCTGCAAGTTCCTGAAACCGATCTTTGAGGGGCAGTTCCAGCAGATTGCAAATATCTTCAAAGCCGTGACAGACATCATCCTGAGTGTTCTGGATATTTTCGTCGGCATCTTCACTGGTGACTGGAGCCGAGTGTGGGACGGCATCAAGGGTATCTTTTCTGCTGTATGGAATTTCATCAAAGATACGCTGAAAAATGCGCTGAATATGATCTGCGGTATTTTCGGCACCGATCTTGGTGAAGTAAAGGAATTCTGGGTAGGCGTCTGGACGAGCATCAAGAATTTCTTTGTAAACATCTGGAACGGTATAAAGAACTTCGTAAGCACCGTCCTCAACGCGATCAAGATTTTTTTCACAACTATCTGGACGGGTATCAAGAACTTTTTTGTCGGTATCTGGACAGCGATTTACAACAGCGTCGCAGAGAAAATCAACCTCATCAAAACTGTTATCACGGTCGTATGGAATGCGATTCATACAGCAATCACCACTGTTCTGAATGCAATCTGGTCTGTTATCACAACTGTATGGCAGACCATTTACGACTTTATCTCTCCGCTGCTGGAGGCATTCAGGTATCTGTTTGAGACGATTTTTGAGGCAATCCATGTAATTATCAGCCGCGTGATGGACTGGATTCACGATAAGATCGTGGAGCGCTGGGAAACCATCAAGGCGGTTGTGACGGTCGTTCTGGGGGCAATCAAGAGCGTCATTGAAACTGTATGGAACGCTATTCATACAGCGATCACAACGGTGATGGACGCGATCAGCAATGTCATTTCTACAGTCTGGAACGCGATCTCTGGGTTCATTTCCGGCGTGGTCAATGCGATCTGGTCAGTGATTTCAAGCATCTGGAACAGCATCAAGGATCATATCACAAATACACTGAACGCAATTCATGCGGTTGTTTCTGCTGTGTGGAATGCGATCAGCGGTTTTATTTCCGGTGTGCTGAATACCATTTCTTCCGTCGTTTCTTCTATCTGGAACGGTATCAAAAATACTGTCACAAATATCCTGAATACCATTAAAACAACGGTTTCGAATATCTGGGACAGCGTGAAAAATGCCGTGACGCAGAAGATCACGGCAATCAAGGACACCATCGTCAACGGCTTCAATGCTGCCGTGAACTTCATCAAGAACCTTGCATCGCAGGCGTTCCAGTGGGGCGCTGACATCATCGACGGTATTGTCAACGGCATCAAGAACTGTATCGGCAAGGTTGCGGACGCAGTCAAGGGCGTGGCAAACAAGATCAAGTCCTTCCTGCACTTCTCTGTACCTGATGAGGGACCTCTTGCGGATTTTGAAAGCTGGATGCCGGACTTCATGCAGGGACTTGCCGACGGTATCAACGCAAATACCAGCGTGGTCAATGATGCGGTCAACAGCTTTGCAGGCGGTCTGGCTGAGAAAATCAGCAGTGTGATTCAGAGCGCTCTGTCCAATGTTGTTGCATCGGTGCAGGGCTTCATAACGCAGGTGTTTGATACTGTCAAAACGGTCTGGACAAACGCCAATGCTGCGATCAATGCGACGATGTCGCAGATCAAAAACGGCATCACAGGCGGATGGAAGGCCATTGTTTCTGTGGTTGAAAATGCGCTTGACAACATCAAAAAGGTCATCACCACAACATGGAAAGCGGCTGCATCTGTTATCGAGGCAGCACTGAACGGGATCAAAAAGATCGTGACTGCGGTCTGGACAGCAATGAAAACGCTCATCAATACCGGACAGCTTGACATCAAAAATGTGATCTCGACAACGTGGAATGCTGCGAAGGATGTTGTGAATACTGCGCTGAATGCAATCAGAACCGTGGTGCAGTCTGTATGGAATGCAATGCCGGATATCGTGAGAAATCCAATGAATCAGGTGAAGGATGCTGTGCTGTCAATCTGGGACAACATCAAAAACGGCATCGGCGACAGGCTCGGCGGCGTGCGTGATGCAGTCAGAAATGCAATGAGCGCTGTCTATGATGCAGTCATGGAAAAGGTCAACAGCTCATGGTCGTGGGGACGCGACCTCATGCAGAACCTTATCAACGGTCTGAACTATATGCTCGGCAATCTCATCAATACGGTTGCTGACGTGGCACGAGCAATCAGCGATTATCTGCACTTCTCCGTTCCTGACAAGGGACCTCTGACGGAGTTTGAAAGCTGGATGCCGGACTTCATGAAAGGACTGGCACAGGGCATCAACAAGAGCAAAAAGTACGTCGAGAAGGCAATTTCCGGTGTTGCGGATGCTATGACCATAGCGATGAATTCTGACTTCAACGTAGATATGTCCGGTGTGACCGGCGCAATGGCAGGCGCAGGCGGCACGACTGTGGTCAACAACTACAATAACAACAGCCGGACAGTGAATCAGACCAATAATAGTCCGAAATCGCTGTCGCGGCTGGAAATTTATCGTATGACCAAGAACGCTATAAGAACGTAACTTGTTAACTATTTTTTCAGCTTTGCATGATGATCTGCCAAATATGGTTTCATTTCTGGTGTTATTTGAATATTTGGTATATTCGCAATACTAAGTGCAGCCTTTTCGCTTGAAGATAACGTCGTAGACACAATGAGTGTTCCTGTGCCCTCATCAAAAGTAATCAGGTGTTTATCAAACAAAGCATCATGATGAGGGCACAGCAAAAGACCGTTATTTACGTCTAAACGTTCAGAATCGCTAACACAATCAGACCACTTTTTTATATGACTTGCGACCAGCATTGATTCTGTCGTGATCTGACAAAGTGCACATTTACAGCCATATTTGTTTTTTAGAAGTTCTTTAAAAAGTCCTTGACCAATTCGCTGCTTAATAATAGACTCTTTTTCAGTTGTACTTATTTTTGCAACAGAAGAGAGTAACGAGTTGGTTGATCGCAATACTCTTTTTTTTCTGTTAGGAAGAGTTGCTTTTTTTATTGAACCACTAGTGATCGTTCCGTTTGCGCCACCAACAACTGCTGTGGCTTGCAACCTATTACCTTTTTGCAATAAATCAATATAATCACCCAAGTATGATGGTATGAAAGTATATATTATATTATTGTGTGAATCTTTACATTCGTTGATGCCATTACGGATTCCATTTAGTAATTCTTGAACCTTAACTTGGCACGATTTTTGAGATGCGCCCCAATTTTTATTATATGTTGCATCCCAAGCTGCAAAAACTGGTCCCACAGGAGATTCATAGATACCTAACAAAAGAGTTTTTTCAGTATTTGAGATTGGTCTCTTAAATCCTGTTGCATCAATACCTTTCTGAATTTGTATACGTTTTTCATCTAGAAGATTAGGACGACCTCCATTCGAAATTCTCCATGCGTATATATATAAATCAATTTGGCCAGTCCCATTGTCTACGGTTAATTGATACGGTTGGTGTTTTCTGTTAATCCAATTTACAGTATAATTATCTGAAACAAGTGCCTGTTCTATAATACTGCGAATTTGAAAAGGCGAAGGTCCAATTGGATCCGGACCCGGTCCAATCGTAAGATCTGATAGAATTTGATTGTATTGCATTTTAATCCTCCTTTAGTAGCGAGAGTAATGTACATATTATATCACATGTGAGATTCATTGTCAACCATAACAGGAGGTGTACAAAATATTTTTCACATTATTTATTGAAAATATTTGCGGTGATCGTATTGACATGACCACAACCGCAAACAGATATATGATTTCAAAAGTCGAAGGCTTATCTCCACCTGCAGGAACAATCAGCACCTCCAGCTATGCGGGCATGGATGGCAGCTACCTCAACAACGCTTTCATTGAGAAGCGGAATGTGGTCATTCACTTTGAGATGAGAGGTGTGGGGGTGGAAGCCCGCAGACATCAGCTTTATAAGGTGGTGAAACCCTCCCGCTACATCAAGATTTACTACGCGACCGCAGGCATAGACGTTTTCACTGAGGGCTATGTTGAAACCTGTGAGGTCAGCAACTTCGAGCAGCTTGTCACCGGACAAATTTCTATTCTCTGTCCAGATATCTACTGGTATTCCACAGAATCCGTCATGGCATATTACAGTCAGATCACAGGCGCATTCACATTCCCGTTCCCGACAGAGAGCAACCCAGAGCCGTTTGTACTGGGCAAATTCAACACACAGAACATCATGGAGATCATAAATGACGGTGACGAGATCGGCTTCACCTTGCAGATAGAAGCCCTTGAGGACGCCAGATCACCCACGCTGTATAATGCGGACACGGACGAGTATCTGCAAATCACCGGCGACATCCTCGCAGGCGATATTATCACGGTGACGACCAAGACTGGCAACAAGACCGTCACGCTTGATCGCGGCGGCGTCAAGACCAACATCATCAACCGGCTTGTTTCCGGCTCGACATGGCTGACGCTGCGTGAAGGCAGAAACCGTTTCTACCTGCGCGGCACCGGGCTGCAAAACCTGAAAGTCACCATTGTTCACACAAATGCGTATCTGGGGGTGTAGTATGCAGATTGAAGTTTACCGAATGACAGCAGAGGAAGATGCGCTAACGATCACCCTTGAGGCAATCTGCGACACTTTTTCTTCACTACTCTGGGATATCGAATATTACGAGTGCGGCGGCTTTGAGGTGTATATCGCCGCAAACCCGCAGAATACTAAGATTTTCCAGACCGGCAGAATCGTCGGGCGTGATGATGATAACCTGCATTTTGGCATCATTGAATCGGTGCTGATCAATACAGATATTGAAAACGGCGACTACCTGACAGTGCGTGGTCGCTTTTTGATGTGCCTGCTGGAACGGCGCATCATTCACCCGACCTACAACGTGACAGCGGCAAAGGCATACAGCGAAATCGTCCGGGAGGTCGTGACGCAGAATGCGCTGCTCACGGACAATCGCAGGATTCCGGGGCTTTTCCTCGGAACGGTCACCGGCACCTGCTGGGAGCAGACCGCAACGCTGCAAATATCTTACACAAACCTGATGCAGTGGGTGTATACGATCTGCGAGAAGCTGGGCGGCACGGCGAATATCCGGCTGGTGAAATCCTCCGGGGAGCAGTACCGCATGGTGTTCGACCTATCCGAAGGCGCTGACCGCAGCATCATGCAGGAGGATAATCCGCATATTATCTTCTCCGACGCATACAGCAATCTGCTCTCGTTCAGCTATGCGGAGGACAGCAGCGTCCAGAAGAATTTCGCATATATCTTCGGTCAGGGCAAGGGTGATGAACGCAAGCGCACCACATATTGTGACGGCGATGAGCCGACCTATCTTGACCGCTATGAAGTGTATGTGGATGCGGACGATATTTCCGAGACAGAGCAGGTCGAGGGAGAAACGATCACGATTCCGGAGGAGAAGTATATCGAACTGCTGAAAACAAGAGGCTCGGAACGGCTGGTGCTGCCGAAAACGGCATCGGAGTCGGATATTGCAGCGCACAACACACAGTATGTATACAACCGCGATTATTTCGTCGGTGACTATGTGACGGTGCAGCACCGGCGCTTCGGTATGATGCAGCCGCAGATACAGCTCGTCGGTATGATTGAGGGCTTCGACCAAAACGGCAGAAGCCTGACACCAACTTTCAAGGAGGCGTGATATATGGCTTTTTACAGCGGATTTTTCAATTCAAAGGGGCTTGACCGCACCTATACGGCGGAGGATTTCACATCGTATCTTTCGTCTATTATCTGTAATGGTATTCTCGATACTTACGGTCAGATGTTTAAGCTGACTGCGGCTTCTTCCGGTTTGAAAGTCACACTCGGTACCGGCAAGGCATGGATTGACGGACACTATTTCATCAACGATGCCCGCTACAGCATCGACCTGACAAGCTATCAGGATGAATCGCTTCCTCGCTATGTGGCGATTGCTATTCTCCTTGATGTGGGAGAATCCGTCCGCAGTGTATCTCTCGAAATCACGCCTGGAACGCCTGCGGAGAATCCTTCGCTTCCGTCGCTGCCAAGTGACGAAAATAAAACTCGTCTGCTTATGTATGCAGTGCGCCTGAATCCGGGAGCAACAGAGCTTACTGAGCGAGACTGGTACGACTACCGCGAGGATAAGAACGTCTGCGGTTACTGCCAGTGTATCCTCGGCAAGTGCAAGGTGACGGAGCTGATGACGCAGATGGCGCAGCTTGTCGCAGAGGTTCAGGAGAACAACGAGACCATTGCGGAACTGACCAATAAGGTCGATACTCTCCAGACGGAAGTCGATGATATCATCGGCGGTATTGTTGAGATCGGCACCTGTGGCGAGAATATCCACTATGTTCTCTATGAAAACGGAAAGCTCCTGCTGCATGGAACAGGGGAGACCTATGATTACGAGATCGGACGTTCGCCTTTCTGGGAGAATGAAAATATCAGAAGTCTTGTTGTCTCTGACGGTATCACAAAAATCGGAAACAGTTTGTTTGAACGCTGCAAGAGCATGGCATTGGCAAGTTTCCCGACCAGCCTTACTGAGATCGGAGAGCGTGCGTTTTTCATGTACGATCAGGGTGGTCTCACTGTGCTGAACCTCCCCGCCACCGTTACAACCATCGGAGAAAAGGCATTTGCCTGCGAAGCACTTACATCTGTGACACTCCCGGAAACGCTGACAACGCTCGGAAATTACCTGTTCATGGATTCGCATACACTGACTTCTGCTCGTGTGGAATGCGAGGAAATTCCCAGTTTCTGCTTTGTAGGGACACCTTTACAGAACCTTATACTAAGCTACAATGTTAAGAAAATCGGCTCTCACATGATAAACTACACGCCTCTGCATGAGCTTGTTTATGAGGGCAGCCTTGCGGATTGGGCTACGGTTACGAAGGACGGTAATTGGGATAACAACAGCGGTCAGGGCGATCCGCACGGACTTGACAAGGTAATTTGCCTTGACGGATACATGGAATATGACCGTGAAAACAGAGTATGGACGGAGGTGCGTGATTAATGTGGAAATTCCTTGTAAAGAACCAGAGCATTGAGATCATGGAGCGTGAGGTGCTGGCGGATCATCAGATCCAGTATGTGCAGTTCAAGTTTACCTTTGACGGAGACTGGCGGCGCTTTCATAAGGTCGTGCAGTTCAGCCAGTGCGATGAGACCTATAATATCGTCCTCGGCACTGATGGCACATCGCTGTATCTGCCTGTGGAGCTTCATGTCGGCGCTGCAAAAATGTCGGTGTTCGGCTACGACACCGAAAGCGACACGACTGTTCGTGCAACGACTGTGCCGGTTACGCTGAATATCCGTCCTTCCGGCTTTGTGGGCGACGACGAGCCGCCCATTCCGCCGACGCCGGATCTGTATGCGCAGCTTCTGAAGAAGATCGAGGAAGCGGGACACGGCGCTGACGGTAAGTCTGCCTATGAAATTGCTGTGGAGCATGGATATGTCGGTACGGAAACCGAGTGGCTGGCATCGCTCAAGGGAGAGCCGGGTGAAACACCGGATATGTCGGAATACCCGAAAACCTCAGAGGTCACAATCATTGTCGAGCGCGAGATCGAGGCGGCGACCGGAGATTTTCATTCTCATGCAAACAAGGCAACGCTCGACCGCATGACTCCGAAGTTGATGCAGGAGCTTTCCGACTTGCAGCAGTTTGAGGACAGGACACAGTATGAGATTCAGACCATCAACGAGGAGCTTCTGACACTGAATGCGCAGCGGCATACACATAACAACAAGGAAGTTCTTGACACCATTACCGAGCAGTATTTGCAGGATGAAGCGGCTTTCCGCGCATCGACCAGCAACGCACTGCACAGCCTATCCACAGGGCTGAGTGAGGTTTCTGCGCAGGCGCATTCTCATGCAAATAAATCCATTCTGGATAGTATTACGCAGGAAATGCTTGACGGTATCGAAAGTGTGGCGCGACAGGCACATTCACATCACAACCTCGCAACTCTGAACGGCATCACGGATTCTCACGTTTCCCGCTGGGAAGAGGCATACTCCGCAGCAATGAACCTCAATGAGCGTGTCGGTGTAAATGAGGGCGTGTTCGAGCGCTTCAAGACGGAGATCCTCTATGATATGCAGGGCTGCCGCACATCCATTTCGGATATTCTTCCCCGGCTTTCTGCCGTGGAGACTGAGCTGTCCGGAGTAGAGACGGCACTTGCGACTATTGTGGAGGTGACGACATGAGCATTGCAAATTATCTGACGGCGCTGGATGCGCAGCGCGATCAGCTTGCCCGGAACCTTGTAACAATGGGTGTGCAGGCATCGGAGTCCGAAAAGCTGAATACCCTTGTGCCAAAGGTGCTGCAGATCCCGTCCGGCAAACCGGAGGTGGCGCTGTTCCGCAACGGCAATGATGCTCTTACTACATATGGTGAGAGCATCTACACTTTTTATATTGACGGCTACCGCAGCATTGCGGGCTTTGCGGATGTGTATCCACATTTCTGCTGTGCGGAGAATGACTACTCGCTTTACTACAATCAGCCGGACTTTAACTGGGGTGCTGTCATTTATACGATGTGTATCACTCCGGTACGCATCACACCTGCAAGCAGGATTCTGCTTACCTACAAGTCTGGCTCGACCGATGCAGGTGAAATGTGGCTGGTGCGCAAGAGCAGTCAGCAGATGTCGCCAGCGGAAACGGCAAGATACATTCACGAAAAGCTCAGCGGCGGCGAGGCAATTTCCATTCCGTTCGGCTGGCTCGGCTCTGTGGGCAACTTCATCACCGTGCTGCACGACTGCGGCAGTGTATCTGCTGACGACTATTATCTCGCTTGGAAAGCGGTGACGGACAACACACACCCGATGATTCGGGCTGTTAAGGTACTGGAGGTGACGACATGAAAGGAAGCATTTGTACGGTGATCGGCGCAATCGGCGGCGGAATTGCAGCCCTGTTCGGGGGCTGGGATTCTGCGCTGGTGACGCTCATCATCTTCATGGGCATTGACTTTGCAACCGGAATGATTACCGGAGCTATGGGCAAGTCCAAGCACAGCAAGTCCGGCAAGCTCAACAGCAAGGCGGGCTGGTACGGGCTTGCGAAGAAAGGCAGCATTCTCATGCTCATTATTGTGGCGGTGCGTCTGGATATTCTGCTCAATACGAATTATGTGCGTGATGCGGTGTGCATTGCATTCTGCGTAAACGAGCTGCTTTCCATCGTGGAAAACACATCGCTCATGGGCATTCCGTATCCGCCCGCACTGAAAAATGCCATTGAAGTCCTGCAAAAACAGGCAGGGAGAAAGGATGATAACGATGATTAAGACCTACGGCTATACCGATAACACGCAGCTTTCTCCGCACTTTAATGCGCAGGAGTTCCGCTGCAAATGTGGCAAGGAACATGATTTTCAGATCGACGATGATCTCATCACCAAGCTGGAGACGCTCTATGCAGCCCTCAATTGCTCCAAGATCATCGTGACATCCGGTTTCCGTTGTGCTGCTCATGATAAGGCAGTCAAGGGCAGCGGCACGGGACAGCATACACTCGGCAAGGCAGCGGACATCTGCTGCTATGGGCAGGACGGACAGCCCATTAGCAGCAAGACCGTCTGTTGCAAGGCACAGGACATCGGCTTCGGCGGTATCGCCAACATCACGCCTGCCTACATTTATACACACGTTGACGTGCGCTCCGGCAAAAAGTGGTACGGCGACGAGGTGCAGGGCAACAGCAGCGTGACCGATAATTTCTATGAATATTTCGGAGGCGAGGATATGAAGGGCATTGACGTGAGTGCGCACAACGGTGCAATTGACTGGCAGAAGGTCAGGGCTGACGGCATCAGCTTTGCCATTCTCCGTGCTGGTTTCGGCAAGCTAGCAAAGCAGAAAGACGAGCGTTTCGAGGACAACTACGCAGGCGCAAAGGCGGCTGGCATTCCGGTCGGTGCGTACTGGTATTCCTACGCTATGGACGAGGACGAGGCAAGGCAGGAGGCGGATGTATTCCTGTCCGTCATCAAGGGAAAGCAGTTTGAGTTCCCGGTCTATTTTGACCTTGAGGAGAAAAAGCAGTTTGACCTCGGCAAGGAAAAGGTGTCTGCCATTATGCGGGCGTTCCTTGAAAGAGTGGAGGCAGCGGGATACTTCGTCGGTCTCTACGGTTCTGCATCCTCGCTCATGACGCACACCGCTGATGACATCAAATCGTGGTATACAATCTGGCTGGCGCACTGGTGCGACCAGACCAACTACGGCGGTGCATACGGCATCTGGCAGCATTCCGAGAAGGGCAAGGTTGCAGGCATCAGCGGCAATGTCGATCTGGACATCGGCTACAAGGACTTTCCCACGATCATCAGGGCGAAGGGGCTGAACGGCTACGGCAAGGAGGAAGTCCTGCCGAATCCGCCTGCGCCTGCTGCCGATGAAGGCATCACGGTTGAGGTCACTGTGGACGGGAAGAAATACAGCGGAAAACTGAATAAGGCATGAGATATGGGCTGTCGGGGATTTTTTCTCCGGCAGCCCTTTTTTTGTTGAAACAAGTCTTTGAAACATTGGAACAATGCAGTTGTTTCATACCAGTTGTCTCGGTGAAAAATGCCGCCCAGACCGTAAGAATCACACCACCCTAAGACAAGTTATACAACTATATCTATATAGTACAAATAAAAGGAATATTTATATAATAATAGAGCGCGCATACGCACATATACGCGCGTAAGGAAATTTTTGTCCCACTTGTCTTCGTCAAAACACGCTCCTGCTTTCCAATGAGAAGTAGGAGGTGTTGATATGACAGATGTACAAAAGGCAGATATTATCCGTCTGCGCTCCGAGGGACAGTCATTTGGTAAGATTGCCGCTGCGCTTGAACTATCCGTAAACACGGTCAAATCATTCTGCACCCGAAATAAGGATAGCCGTCTTTGCTATTGCTGCGGCACTCCTATTATACAGCCGCCGCGCACCCGGCAAAAGAAGTTCTGCTCTGACAAATGCAGGATGAAGTGGTGGTATGCGCATAAGGATGATGTGAACCGCAGAGCTATTTATGATTTCACCTGCGCCTGTTGCGGAGAACCTTTTCAGGCATACGGCAACGATCACAGGAAGTATTGCAGCCGTCAGTGCTATTTGCAGTCCCGATTCGGAGGTGAACGGCATGGACTTTCAGAGTGAAATGATGTATCAGGCGACCATGAGCATCGCACGGAAGATGCTCCGTGACGGGCTGATTTCGGAGGATGAATATCGTCAGATTGATACAATGTTCATTGAGAAATACCAACCTAAAATCGGCACATTATTCGTTGACTTACAGCCGGAACAGAGGTAATATGGGATACTGAAAGGAGGGCTATTTATGCGTAGAATCACGAAAATAGAGCCTACAGAGCCCATATTGCCCAAGCGAAAACGAGTCGCTGCCTACGCTCGTGTGTCAATGGAATCTGACCGTCTGGCACATTCCCTTGCGGCGCAGATCAGCTACTACAGCGACCTCATTCAGAAGAATCCTGAGTGGGAATATGCTGGGGTGTACGCTGACAGTTTCGTTTCCGGCACGGAAACCGGCAAGCGGCAGGAGTTCCAGCGGATGCTGGCAGACTGCGATGCAGGAGCGATAGACATTATCCTCTGCAAAAGCATATCAAGGTTTGCCCGCAATACGGTTGACCTGTTGGAGACTGTACGCCATCTGAAAGATCTCGGCATCGAGGTGCGCTTCGAGAAAGAGAACATCAACTCCCTTTCCGGTGACGGTGAACTGATGCTTACCATTCTTGCCAGCTTTGCGCAAGAGGAAAGCTACAGCATTTCTGATAATGTGAAGTGGGGCATCCGTAAGCGGTTTGAAAACGGAGAAATGTGCTGCAAAAATCCCGTGTTAGGATATGAGTGGGTTGGCGATCAGCTAATCATCGTTCCAGAGGAAGCCGCTATTGTAAGGCGCATCTTCCAGAATTTCCTTGACGGGAAATCACGGCTGGAAACGGAACGTGAACTGAACGGTGAGGGCATCACGACCAAGAACGGATGCAAATGGCAGGATTCCAATATAAAATGCATTCTGACCAACATCACCTACACGGGAAATCTTCTGCTGCAAAAGGAGTACATTTCCAATCCTATCACCAAGAAGCGCAAGAAGAACAAGGGTGAGCTGCCACAGTACTTCGTGGAAGAAACACATGAGGCAATCATCGACATGGAGACCTTCCGCTATGTGCAGGCAGAAATGCAGCGGCGGCGGGAGTTAGGGGCTTTGGCAAATAAGTCGCTTAACACATCTTGTTTTACAGGAAAAATCAAATGCCCGTTCTGCGGTCTTAGCTATATGCACAACACACGCACTGACCGTGGCAACTTTCAGGAATTCTGGTCATGCGGCAATATGAAAAAGAAGGGCGGTCGCTGTCCGGTCGGCGGC